GACGCGGACGAAGGAGATCTTCACCCAGCTGAAGACGTGGGTCGTGGACCTGTGGAAGGGCATGTGGTCCAACGTCCGCTCCCGCTGGGACACCTTCTGGACGGGGCTGAAGGGCTCGGTGTCGGGGGCGTGGAGGTGGGTCCGCGACAGTGTGTCCGGGCTGCGCTCGTCGATCTCCAGCACCTGGAACGGGCTGTGGACTGGGGCCCGGGACAAGGTCACGTCGATCTTCTCCGTGATCCGGCAGAAGATCAGCGACTTCAGCTCGGGCATGAAGACCGCCTTCTCCAACCTGAAGACGTCGCTCGGCACGATCTGGGACGGCGTCAAGTCGAAGATCAGCGCGCCGGTGAAGTGGGTCATCAAGAACGTCTACGGCGGCATCAGGAACATGTGGAACACGATCGCCGGAAAGATCTCCTCCAAGCTGACCCTGCCCGCGATCTCCCTGAACTTCAACAAGGGCGGCATCGTCCCCGGCTCGGGCAACACCGACACCGTCCCAGCCATGCTCACCCCCGGCGAACGCATCCTCTCCAAGCAGCAGGTCGCCCAACTCGGCGGGCACCGCGGCATCGACGCCATGCTCGGCAAGGACCGCCCCACCAAGACCGGCGGCAACCCATCCCGGCAGCAGGAACGCCAGCGCTACCAGGGCGGCACGCAGCACTTCGGAGACGGCGGCATCGTCGGCAAGGTCACCGGCGCCATCGGCAGCGCCGTCAGCGGCGCCTACGACTGGGCCAAGGACCTCGTCATCGGCGGCCTCCGCAAGGCAGCCGAAGCAGCCTTGAACTCGATGGTCCGCCCGCTCATCAACCAGATCCCCGGCTCCGGCATCGGCAACCTGATGCGCGGCCTGGCCAACAAGGCCGTCGACGGGATGCTCGGCTTCCTCGGCAACGAGGACAAAAAGGCCACCGGCGGCCCCGCCGTACAGAAGGCGCTGGCCTGGGCGAAGACGCAGGACGGGAAAAAGTACCAGTGGGGTGGCAACGGCAACCCGTCCTGGGACTGCTCGGGGTTCATGAGCGCCATCGAGTCCGTCATCCGAGGCCAGAAGCCGCACCGTCGGTGGGCCACCGGCAGCTTCGTCGGCAACTCCGGGCCGGCCGGATGGACACGGAACCTCAACAGCCCCTTCATGATCGGCGTCACGAACGCCGGCGTCGGTCACACCGCGGGGACGATCGCGGGCGTCAACGTCGAGTCCCGCGGCGGGGACGGCGTCATCGTCGGCAAGCGCGCCCGCTCCTACAAGGACTCCCTCTTCACCTCCCGTTGGGGCTTCGCCCCGGCCGCCAAGTACGACTCCGGCGGCCTGCTCCAGCCCGGAGCGACGATGGCCGTCAACGCGACCCGACGACCAGAGCGGATCCTCGACCCGCAGCAGACCGCCATGTTCGAGCAGCTCGTCTCCAGCCAGGGCGGCGGCAGCATCGTGATCGAGAACATCACCGTGACCGGAGTCTTCGACTTCTCCAAGCCCTCTACGGCGAAGCAGGCCGCGCGTCAACTGAGGGTGGCGATGAAGGAAGAGCTGCGCAACTTCGATAGGGAGCGCGCCTGATGGCCTCGTACGGATGGGGCGACGTCCAGCTCGGACGCATCCCCTTGCGGGAGACGTTCACGGTCTCCGAGTCCGGCGGCGACGGCCGCGGCCTCGACCTCGATGGGCAGGAGTCCTACCCGCCGCTCACCCGCGCGCAGGTCATCGCCCGCCACGACGGCATCAACGCGATGGTGCCCGGCCAGTGCATTCCGGTGACGTTCACCGACAAGCCGGAACGCAACGGCTACTACATGGTCAAGAGCGCGGGCGCGACGTACACCGAGTACCTGAACGAGATGGTCACCTCCACCTGGAAGGTGTCGCTGGACCGGATCGGCTCCGACGCCGAGACCGACCTCCAGTCCCGCCTCACCGGCGCCGTGAGATCGAACGACTTCTCCTTGACCGGGGAGCGCTGGCACGCACCGCCGCCCAGCCACTACGCCTACCACGCAGGGACCACCAACCCGACCACCATGACCCGCACCGGAGCCGACGGGGCGATCACCGTCTACCGCGGCGTCCCCGCCAACGTGTCCCCCCGCTGGGGCTGCCTGCCCACCGCCTACCTGACCGGCCGGGTCAAGGCCACGACGACCGGCGGGCAAGAGGTGTACGGCGTCGACGTCCCCCTCGCTGCCACCGGCTGGTCGCTCACCAACGGCCTCGTCAACGTCACCTGGTCCGCGACATCCGGCGGACAGCTCGACGTGCAGTCCTACACGTCTGGCGCCTATCGCTCCAAGCTGTGGACGGTCTTCTCCACCTCCAGCACACAGGTCGGGTCGTGGGACGGCGCCACCCTGCTGCGCAACGACCCTGAACAGGTCATCCTGCGTCTGCTGAAGAACCTCGCGCCCGGACGGCTCACCCTTGACCTCGCCCTGCGCCGCGGCTCCCGCTTCGTCGAGGGCTACATGCAGCGCAACACCACCCCCGACCAGCTGAAGGTCCGGCTGAACACGGCCGAGACCAACAACACCAGCCTCGCCGCGTCCGGCTACGTGACCGCCACCAACAACGATGCCGACGGCAACAGGTTCGTCGCCGGGTCGGCGCGAACGTTCAACGGGCACGCCAACGGCGGCGTGGAGAAGAACTCGACGAGCAGCCTCGACTTCTTCCTCGGCGTCGTCGCAGGCGGCGGCTCCGCCGTGTCCGGGGACGCGGCCACCGACCTGAGAAACCACTACATCGCCTGTATGCCGGAAGCCGTCTACGGAGTCCGGAGGTAGCCGGGTGGCCGTTCAGGAAGTCCTCAAGTCGCTGGGCTCGTGGGAGATCAAGCTCCTCCCGGGAACACCCCGCGACGTCCTCGACGCCCTCGACTACTTCGGTCACGTCGCAATCGTGCCCGGCCGGTTGGACCCGCTTCAGTACGGCGACAACCTCCTCACCGCAGCCCGCTACGTCGGCGTGCTCCGTACCCGCACCATCGGCGACGACGGCCGCACCAACACCCCCGCCGACGACCTCAGTGTTGGCGGCGTCGGCATGGCCTTCTGGCTCGGCGACGAGGACGGCAAGGGCGACGTCTACGAGAACGCCGTCGAACCCGCCAGCGCCTCCTTCGCCGCCACGATCACCATGCTGCTGCCCGCCTCCGGAGCCGTCACCGCAGGCACCCTCTACAGCGTCTCCGGCACCTACACCGGACACCACCAGTACGAGACTCCCCGCAAAGCCATCGGTTACGTCTGCGACACCATGTCTACGTCCAGCGTGCCAGTGTCGTGGCGGGTCAATGGCAACGGCACATTGGACGCCGGCCCGGACTCCAGCCTGTTCGTCACCAACCCGACGTGCGTCATCACCACCAGAGACGCCGGCGAGGACATGAGCATGCGGGCCCTGCCCGGCAGCATCGACGTCACCCGGGACGTGGAGGACTACTCCACCCGCGTCGTGCTGCTCGCTGAGGGCGAGGGGTCGAGTATCGCGACGGGCGCGGCGGACATCTCGCCGGCCACCGGGTACAAGGACATCCATGGCAACAGCCTGAAGCTGACTCGGCTCGTCAGTGAGTCGGATACGGCGACGGCGAACGCGTCGACGCGGGCGCAGTTGGCGTTGTCGCAGTTCGTGTCGACACGGAATGCGTTGTCTCTGTCGACGGCCGACTACGACGTGCACGGCACCTTCCAGGTCGGCGACCGGGTGTGGGTGTACGACCCGGACTCGGGCCTGGTCGACACGTCCACGGAGATCACGTTCCGCGGGCAGCGCATCAACCCGATCAAGTTGCAGGTCACGGAGACGAACTGGGCCGTCACCAAGCAGTACACGGTTGCCTACCGCACCGCTGCCGGTGTGTGGGTCGACCTGACGCAGTACGTGGAGTGGGAGACCGACGCAACCAGCACGGTGACCGTCGGCGACTTCTCCCGGCAGCTCGCCAATAGCAGCACGGAGCCAGTCGGGTCCCGGCCGAACGCGGACACCAGCGTGCCGGGCGTCCCTGTGCTGATCGAGCCGTTCACTGGGGTCGCCTACCTCGACAACCGTGGCTTCACCCGCGCCCGCGTCATCGTCTCCTGGAATGCACCGAACAACACCGACGGCAGCACGGTGCTGGATGGGGATCACTACGAGATCCGGTACGCCGTCGACACGGACATGCTGTACCCGGCGACCTGGTCTCAGGTCTCGCAGGTGCGGTGGATGGACTTGCAGACGTGGGCGCAGCCGTTCGCCGCGCCGGACGGCGAGTGGCAGACCATGGTCGTCAACTGGGACACCACCACCGCCCAGCTGCAAGACCTCTCGCCGGGGGTGGGCTACGACATTCAGATCCGGGCGGTCGACAAGTCGGGCAACGTGGGTGCCTGGTCGGCGACGACGACGTTCGTGGCGTCGTCGGACAACCTGCCGCCGTCGACTCCTGCCGCGCCGTCGGTGGCGGGGTCGCGGATTGCGGTGCAGGTGACGCACACGCTCGGCAAGAGCAGCGGGGGCACGTTCAACCTGGAGTCGGACCTCGACCATCTGGAGATCCACGTCTCCTACGAGCCGACGTTCACCCCGACCGATGCCACGTTGGCAGGGAAGGCTGTCGCGAACGCGGGCATGATCCAGGCGCAGATCCCGGTCGTGTTCACCGCGTCGGTGGAGGAGACCTCGGCACGCTATGTGCGGGTTGTCGCTGTGGACAAGACCGGCAACAAGTCCGGGCCCAGCGACGCGGCGACGGCGACCGCGCTCCTCATCGACGACGCCCACATCAGCGACCTCACCGTTTCCAAGGTCACCGCCGGGAACATCGTGGCGGACTGGATCGTCGGCGCCCGCATCAAGACCGCCGACACCGGCGCCCGCGTCGAACTCAACTCCGGCGGCATCGGCGCCTGGAACGCATCCGGCACCCAAACGGTGGCGATCGCCGGGGCGGACGGCTCCGTCTCCATCATCGGCCAACTGCGGTCGGGCACCTCCGGCAAGAGGATCGAGATCAACCCGACCGGCGCCCTCCTGCCCGAGATCCGCTGGTACCCCAACTCGGGCACCGACTACGGCTACATCAACGCCGTCTCCGCCGGCACCGACGTCAGCCTCGGCATGAACTCCTCCCCGTATGACGACAGCGGCGTGCAGGTCATCTCGCGGAACTACCTCACCCCTGCGCTGGCCGAGGTCGCCGTCGTCCGTGCCGACACCCAGGCCCGGCGCGGCGGCTATGTGTGGGCGCAGCCCGGTTCGCTGTACGCCGGCTTCAACCGGGGAGGGGTAGACGGCGGCCAGTTCTATGCCAGCGACACGGTGGCTGGGGTCGGCTGGGACAACGGCACCGACAGCTCGAAGAACTTCTTCCTGTTCCAGGAGAACCTGACCCGGCATCTCGGCCGCTGGCGTGACTACGTCGCCGCCGACTCCAACGAGGGCCTGTTCACCGGCTCCGTGGCTGGCGCGTCTGGGGCGAGCAGCTTCTCCACCACGTATGGGCCGACGATGCTCACCCAGTTGCTGCCGCTGGCGTCGGTCCGCGATGACATCGTCCACTCGTCGGCGATCACCGCGTCGGACACGAGCGGCTTCACCATCACCATCAGCCCGGCCGCCAATGGGGCGTGGTCGATCTACTTCTGGTGCTTCCGGATCTGAGGAACAGCATGGACACATACGAGGTACAGGCCGTCGAGATGACGACGAACGGGCAGGGCATCCCGGTGTGGCTGGTGTCGATGCTGAAGCCGGACGGCACCCTGCACTGCCATGCGTTCCCGCCGTCGGCGATCGAGTGGCGGATGGCCGAGTACGGGCTCGACACCGTCGATGAGGCCCTCGACATCGTGCTGCACGAGCCGTTCGCGGTCAGCCCCCAGGACCACGCCCGGCGGCTTCCTGACCCGGCGGAGAAGGCGGGGATGGTGACACGCATGCCGGGCCGGGCCCGGGATGAGCCGATCCATCTGCACAATGCGCCGACGATCGCTGACGCGCGGGCCGCGCACCGGTTGCGGATCACGGACGCCAAGACTCGCGTGCAGGTCAAGCCGCCCAAGGGGAAGAGTGATCCGCTCGACGTGATCCGGCAGCGCGGTGTCACGGAGCAGGGGGTGCGGATCAAGACGGCGCTGGTGACGGCGGCACGCTGTGGTGTGCGGGGTGAGCCGGTGCCTGAGGAGGCGCAGCGGGTTCTTGCGGAGATCACCCCGGCGTTCGTGAAGGCCAAGAAGGAGGCTGCTCGTGCCTGATCCGTCCACTACGCGGCTCGCGCTCTACAAGTCGAAGAGCGACGGGTCCGAGCTCGTCAACTACACCCAGGATCTGGGTCAGAACTGGGACAAGGTCGACGCGGCGGTCGGGTTCGCGTCGTGTACGTCGTCGACGCGGCCGTCGTCGCCGTACTCGGGCAAGGGCATCTTCGAGACCGACACGTCGTACCGGAGCTACTTCTCCAACGGGACTGCGCCGGCGTCGGCTTCGTGGGTGGAGATCCCGAACGGGTCTGCTGCGTTCAACAGCACGCTGCGGCTTGCGTCTGGCAAGCAGATCAACGTCAACTCCAGTGGCTCCGGCGCGACGCTCGCCGTCGTCAACGCGGCGGCGGGCACCGACCTCATCAGCGGCCGTGTCAGCGGCGACACCCAGGACCGGTTCCTCGTCGACACCGACGGCACCCTCAACTGGGGGCCGGGCAACGCCACTCCGGATGTCAACCTGTACCGCAGCGCCGCCAATACGCTGCGGACCGCTGACAACCTCGTCGTCGATCTCGCTCTGACGGTGACGGGCAATGCCACGATCACGGGCACTGCGTCTGCTCAGGTGGAGACTACGACCAGCGGTGCGACGGCGGCCACCAACTTCAGCGTGACCTCGTTCGCTGGGCGGCGTACCTGTGGTGTGGCGACTGTGGTTTTGACGCTGTCGTACTCCGGGTCGACGATCACCGCCGATGCGGCGGGGAACATCACCGACACGCTCTCTGTCACGTTGCCGTCGGGGTGGCGGCCGAACGCCACGATCATCGGGGCGTTCGACAAGAGCGGTACGGCGACGGGTGACGTCGTCATCCTGAACGACGGGACGTGCACGCTGAAGACGCTGTCGCCGACGGCGACGATCGCGTCGGGTGCGACGGTGACGTTCTCGGCGACCTACGTCCTCTGACCTTCACCACTGATTGGAGATCGCCATGTCCACGTTCCAGGTCATCCTGCTCATCGAGGTCGGCATGATCGCGATCGGTTCGCTGCTGGGCTGGCGGCGGCCTTAGCGCGGCCCGTCGTAGGCCGATTCCTGCGGCTCCTCGGTGTCCGGGAAGGGCGGGGTTGCGGCGAGGTCCGGGCCGCCGACCGGGGGCCCGTCTTGTCCGGCGGCTTCCTTGAGGCGGGCGTTCTCCTCCTGCAAGGCGGCGATTCGCTTTTCGAGGACGTCGGCCTTGGCTTGGAGGAGCATGTTCGCTTCGAAGAGTTCGCGGGTCTTCTGCTGGAAGGTGGGGAAGGCCTCTTCCATGCTGATCTGCTGCTGGGTCATGGGGTGTGCTCCTTGCTGATCTTGGGGTCGATCATGTCGGCGGCGAAGCGGGTGCCTGGGTCGGTGTCCATCTGTCGGATCTCCTCGGCGAGCTCGTGGGCGAAGTTGTCGATGAGCTCGTTGGCCTGGTCCGGATGCCAGCCGTGGAGCTGGACCAGGACGCCGAGCAGTTGGTCGCGGCTCCTCATGTCTGCTCCGGGTTGATGGCCTGCTTCCAGGCGACGCTGTCGGGGTGGTGGGCGGTGGCGTGGCTGGCCGTCAGAGCGGCGAGGAAGTGGGCGTTCGCTTGGGTGGCGAGTACGTGGGCCTTGTCTGCGCTGAAGCTGACGGAGGTGGCCTCGGATTCGGTGAGGAGGCGTTCGCCTTCGCGGTAGTGGTCTGGGCCCGTCATCGCCGCATCCTTCGGTCCTGCCGGGCGAGCGAGACCGCCCACCAGATGGCGAAGGCACCCGGGATGGAGCACCCGACGACGGCGTTGATCGCTGTCGGGTTGCCGAGCGCCATCGACATGGCAGCGACGGCCACGATCGTCCAGATGACGGCGGCGAAGATGATGGTGCCGCGCGTCTCGGTGGAGAACTGAGACCACCTCATGGCCTCCACCCCTCGCGGTACTCCGGGTGCGAGGCATAAGGCAGCGCGAGCAGTCGGAGCGTCCGGCAGTTCGCCTCGTCGGCGAGGTCGTCCCAGGCTTGCGCTGTGGTGCAGGTCAAGCAGCCACGAGTCTGACGCGGCATGTATTGGGGTCTAGCCGGCTGGTGCTCGTCGATCTGCTGCCGCTTCGCCGAGACCTCGGCGAGGACCCGGGCCGGATCGTGGCGGGCGATGTGCTCAGCGACGAGCCAGTTCAACCCATCGGCCACAAGCCGAACTCCGGGGAAAGTGTGCACGTGGCAGGGCTTCGTCGGGTCGACGGCGTTGCCGATGTGCCACGGCCCCGGCGGCGCCTCGCGGGCGATCTGCTCGTCTTCGTCCAGCCGTGCCCCCAGGAACTCCACCAGACCCGTCATGTCCGCCTCGCTGCTGCGTCGCCGCGTCCGGGGATGCCGGAGCTGTTCGCGCCATGATGAACCCAGGCCCACGTCCGTCGAGGCACGTGATAGAACCTCGCTCCGGCGTCCACGCAGCCGACCGTGAAGTGCCAGTCCTCCCCGCCCCGGTGGCCGCCGACGACGCTGTCCTCGGGCGGCTCGTGGAAGCCGACGGCCTTGGCGAGGTCGGTCCGCACCAGCGTGGTGATCGTCGTCTGGTGCGGCTTCTGCGGGTTGAACTGCTTCCCGAAGTGGCCGAGGGGATCGTTCGCGGGCCACGGCTGTCCGTTGGGGAAGTGGACCATGTAGTAGCTGAAGACGTAAGAGGCGTTGAAGATCTTCGCCCCGGCCGCCAGGACCTTCAGGTGCTCCGGGTAGAGCCAGTCGTCCGAGTCGAGGAAGGCCACCCACTCGGTCTTGACCGCGTCCAGCGCCCGCTGCCGGGTCACCGCTGCGCCGTCGCCGTCCTCGTCGACCGCGATGCTGATGTCGGCGGCCGGGAGGAGCTGCGCCTTCACGCTGGCGACCGCGCGGTCGAGCATGCCGTTCGCGACCCGGGCCGGGTGCGCTGGGATGCAGACGGTGATCTCTCCGAAGGTGCTCACGATGCCTCCTCGCAGGCGCAGTTCTCGGAGTGGCACCTGCCGTGCGTGTCGTCGCAGACCCCTCCGCAGTTCTCGTCCGAGCAGGGGCCGTAGATGCGCCCGTTGAGGCACATGTAGTAGCCGCTCAGGTCGTGGCCGCAGGGGCATCCACTCGAAGTCGCCTCGGGCGTCTTGTCGGCGTCGACGGGTTCCGGCTCGCTCATGGCCGCCACCTTTCGTCGTAGTCCGGGTGCGCGGCGAACGGCACCGCGAGATGCCGCAGCGTCCGGCACGGATACCGCTGCAGGCTACTGCCGCCGTGCGTGGGATAACCCCACCTGCCGTCGACGCAGGTGCCGCAGTCGCCGTCGTTGACGTCGGGGTGTTCGTCGAGGACGGCCAGCTTGGCGTCCAGGTCGGCGAGCACGGCCGGGTCCGGCGCGGGCTCCGTTGCGATCTCGACGTACTTCTCCATCGGATACGGATGGCCATCGACGAGCAGCCGCTCACCCTCGGTGTCGCTGACGAGCTCGACGTCGTGGCCGTCGAAGACGCTCGGAATGCTGCGGCGCTTCGTCTGCTCCCGTTCGCGTGCCTCCGTATACAGGGCCCGCAGGAACTCGGCGGCGCTCATCGCAGCACCCCCTGAGCCCACGCATACGCGTCCCCCGGGTTCGCCCGATACTCCACATGCGAGTACCGGAACAACCCCGCCAGCGCCTCCCGCAGTTCGGCCGGAGACACGTTGCCGTACCACTCACCCGGCAACGGACGCGGCCCGCCGCTGGCTCCGTGCTCCGGCCGCCCGGTCGACGCGCACGTCACGAACAACGCCTCCGGCCCGCCCGGCTCCAACGCCTGGGCTGCCGTCCGCAACACCGCCGCCCACCGCTCGACGTGCTCCAGCACCTCCGTACACACCACCAGGTCGAACCGCTCGAAGCCGTCCGGCCACGGCAGCGTCGCATCGTGCACGAGGTCCACACCCGGGCCCGCCTCGATGTCCAGCCCGACCCACTGCGCCGCCGGGAGCAGGTCCCGGATCGACCCGTTGATGTCCCGGCCACCGAGGTCGAGGACCCGCCACGGCGCCGACAAGTCCAGGCAGGACGCGTCCAGTTGTCTCGCGAGCCCCTCGCGCGCTTCAGGATGCATGCTTGCGCCGCCTCTCGTTCACCATGGCCGCACTCCCCACTTCGCCGCGAACATGTCCATGTCCCGGGCCGCCTGCGCCGACAGGACCGGGCTCGCGTTCGTCTGCACGTCTGGAGCCCGATGCTCGACCGGGATACCCGGTACGAGGAGCGCTCCGCCTGCGGCCTGCGCCCGGAGCCCGAGGTCGTCGTCACCCGCCCACCAGACGAAGTCCTCGTCCGCCCGCAGGCCCGTCTCACCGCGAAGCATGAAGGCGTACCCGGTGATTCGCTGGCTGAGTGAGACGGGCGTCGAGCCGGTATGGAGGATCTCCTGCTGGCCACCTGCTTGATCCGGATAGGCGAGCACGGCGCTCGTCGCCCGCATGCGGCTCGACAGGGTCTCGACGAAGCCTGGCGGGCAGACCACGTCGTCGTTCACGACGAGCACGTCCCACACGCTGTCGCCGAGCCAGCCAGCATGCTGCGCCACCGTGTCGAGGCCGAGGTTCCACCAGCGGGAGATGTTCCGACCCTCCCGATATTCCTCCACCACGCACACGGGCAGCCCTGCCGACTCCAACAGGCTTGGACTCCCGTCGCGCTCCCAGGTGTTCGCCACGACGATCACGTCGTACACCTGGCCGATGAGTGAGGCGATCAGGTCATCGAGGTAGCGGCGGCCGTTGGACGGCACGACCGCCCACGCCCGCGGCCCGCTCACCGCTCGTTCCAGATCGTCGTGTGCGGAGCCACGGTCTCCTCACGCAACGGCGCGTACATGTAGATCGCGAGACTCTTCCGCCAGTGCTCGCCGACGATCGGATCCGGATGCCCATGCCACGACTCCGGCCCGCACTCGAAGAGGACGGTGCGGTTGAACAGCGGCAGCACCTCAACATCCCGCCCGGCGCCGAGGTACAGGACGCCGCCCCACTCCCGCTCCCACTCCTCATTCAGGAACACCAGCAGGTTCAGACGCCGCTCCAACGGCAACGTCGCGTGCCGGTTGAAGTCCTTGTGGAGCGCGAGCCGGCCGCCTTCGCCGGTCATGTGCATTCCGCCGCCGAGGTCGTCCGCGGTGAGCGGGCCGATCCCCGTCCACTCCTCCAGGCGATGGCAGACCGCTTCCGAGCGGGCGAGGTCGAAGAACGCCTTGGTGGCCGGCCCCCACATGTTGGAGGCGCCGGCGCGCTTGCCGTACTCCTTGGGGTCGGGGTAGCTGATCCAGCGGGGGTCGTCGCCGGGTGGGAACTCGGCGGCGCATGCCCGGAGGTGGTGGGGGTCCCATAGGTCGTCGAGGACGGCGTGCGGGAACGGGGCCGCGGTCTGGAAGGCGGTACGGCCGGCGGCCGGGGTGGTGAGGTTCATTCCGGCTTCTCCGTCCTGGTGGGGGCCCTGTGTCCGCAGGAGCAGCCCGGGTTGTTGCAGTGGGCGTCGGGTGGCAGGCCCTTGTCGGCGGCGTGGGCGCACTGGCGGCAGATCATGTGGTGAGGGCTTTCTCCCAGAGGGGTGCGATGGCGCTGATCGTGTAGCGGCGGGCGTGTTGGCGGGCGGCGAGGCCCATCTCGGCGCGCATGTCGGGTTCGTGGGTGAGGGCGCGGAGGGAGGCGGCCCATTCGTGGTCGCGGCGGACGAGGTAGCCGGTGGTGCCGTCTTGGACGAAGTCTTCGTAGGGGCGGACGGCGGAGGCGACGACGGGGATGCCGAGGGCGGCCGCCTCGGTCGCTTTCACGGGCGATTTGCCGGTGTTGAAGACGTGCGGGAGGAGCGGCGTGACGGCGATGGTGTAGTCGATGACTCGGTAGTAGTCCTCGACGCTCTGCTGCCAGGGGGTGAACCGCCGGCGTGGTGCTCGGAGGTAGGCGCCGTAGTCGTTGCCGATGCAGTGCAGCTCGGTGGACGGTTCGCGTTGGAGGAAGCGGCGGATGTGTTGGCCGCTGTGGTCCCAGTCCATGTGGTGGGTGGCGCTGCCGCCCCAGCCGATGGTGATGGTGCCGTCTTCTCGCTGCGGCACCTGGTGGTTGAGGAGCCAGTCGGGGATGGCGTTGGGGATGATGTGGACGTTGGGGTTCCACTGTCGGACGATGTCGGCGAGGGGTTCGGTGGTGACGGTGACGGCGGCGGCGACTTGGATGTTGCGGATGATGTTGTCGCGGACGTCGGGGCGGCCGTAGTACTGGTGGGCGGCCGGTGAGCGGTGGTCGATGTTGAAGAGGTCGTCGTCGACTTCGTAGATGAGGTGGCGGCCCTCGGCTGCGAGGTGTTGCCAGAGGATGCTGGGGTTGGGGTCGCAGACGCGTTGGCCGATGATGATGGTGGTGGGGTGGTGGCGTACCGGGGCTGGGAGTCGGGTGGCGTAGTGGGTGCGGTGGCCGAGTGCGGCGAGGCCTTGCATGGGGAGTTGGGCGCGATAGAACCCGCAGCCTGCGTTGTCGGCGCCCCACGCGAAGACGTCGGGGATGGGGATGCCGTCGTAGGGGTCCCGCCAGTCGGGGCCTCGGAGGGTGGCGGGGATGGTGTAGGCGGGGTGGGCTGGTTCGACGGTCTGCTGGCTCACGGCTGCTCCGGAGTGAGTTCATGCGGTGCCCACCGGCAGAGCGCGTCGTACCAAGACCAGCCTTCGATCGCGGGTAGTACGTCCTCGCCGACGTACTCGCGGGTCAGACGGATGGCCTGAGCCAGTTCCTGGACGGCTCCTTCGGCCTGCTGTCGCGCTTCGCCTACTCGCTTCAGCTCGCGTTCGCGCTGTTCTGCGATGGCCTGCCAGTCGACAGGCGCATTCTGTTCCTCATCGAGGTCTCCGTCAGCGGCGATGACGACCTTGCGGGCGACGAGGGTCAGGGTGACGGTGACCATGTCGTCGCCGAGTTGGATGTCGCTGACCTTGATGCGGTTGTCGCGGTCGGCGGTGTAGACGGGGGTGCCGTTGATGCGGACTTCGCGGGGGATGATGATGCTGCCGGGGCCGTCTTCGGTGGGCTGGTGGCCCTTGGCGATGATCTCGATGACGGAGGCGCGGGGGCGTTCTTGGGTCTGCTCGGGCTCGGTCATGGCGTCGCCTTCCGATTGGGCCCGCGTAGCGCGGCTGGCACGTCGCTGGTGGTGATGGGGACGGTCAGGCGGGCGCGTTCACGGAGCCGCCGCTTCTGCGCTGGGGTCGGCTCGGGAGGCTGTGGCCTGTCGAGTCCGGCGAGGATCTCGTCCGTCAGCCCGTGCGCGTGGGCGAGGTCGAGCAGCTCGGGGCAGTCGTTGAGGTTGTCTGTGACGGGGTCGTCGCAGTCGCCAGAGGTGCCGCATCCGTGGCAGGCGGGGTCGCGCTGCCATGTCCACTCGGTGGCGAGCCGGTGCCGGGTGAGGATGCGCCGGTCTGCCTCACAGCGGCGGAGGATGGGCGCGGCTTCGTCGCTCGGGATGCAGTCGTCTTCGATCGACCGCTGGACTCTGTCGACTTGCTGGGTGATCCAGGCGTGGAGATCCATCACGCCGCCTCCCTCGTGAGTGCGTGGATGGCTCGGTCGACGGCGGCCGTGAGGGCGTCAGGTGCGGCGTGGCGGATGGCTTCGGCGTCGCGGCAGGTGAGGCCGTCATGTTCGGGGTGGGCGCCGGTCGGGCAGGCGCGCAGGTCGGTCACGGCGCATCCCCTTCTGCGTCCACGGCTGGGGCTTCGTCGGAGGGCAGTCGGCGGCCGGAGTTCCGCTGTCCCCATCGGCGCGGAGTCCAGTCCGGCATGCACTCCGGGCACACGTCGGACGTCGATGATCCATAGCCCCCGTCCGCCTTGACCATGGGCGGGTAGCGCCAGCCGTCGAGGTAGGCGGCGAGACGGGCCTCGCGTGCGGAGTTGTGGCCGTTCGGTTCGCCGTGGCGCTTCTTGCAGCCGTCGCATTCGAGGAGGTAGCGGGTGAAGTTCAGTGCGCTCACGGTGTCTCCCCGAGGTCGAGGATGTGGCCGCCCTCAACACAGTGCGAGGACACGCAGCGGCCGACCGGGGTGGCACCGAGCGCGGCGTTGACGGCCCGCCAGATGACGGCGTTGCGGTGCACGGGGTCGGGCGGCATGTACTCGCCGAGGCCGCGGATGTACTCGTACACGGCGTCGTAGGCGGGCTGCCGCGGGTCGGGCCGGACGGGGAGGGCCGCGTCCCCTTCTTCCTCGGTTGGCGTCTCCGGGCTCACCTTGTCGGCCTGTTCGTTGGGGCAGGGGATGACGTTGCCTTGGGCGTCTGTGTGGAGGGCCGCGCACGTCGCCCTGAATGGCCGCTCCGGGGTGTCTGCTCCTGCTGCGACAAGGGTGTGGGAGAGGACGCCCATGGCCTTCAACTCGTTGAGGCTGCGGACGCGCGGTTCGGGCGGCCGATGGGGTGTGGCGCCCGTGGCGGTGTCGTTCCAGATGTACCGGCCCATGTGCTCGTCGCGCTTGCTGGCGTGCCATGTGCCGTACTCGCCGCCGTCGTGCGCGGCGCGGAAGGTGCACGTGTAGAGGCCGCCGCCCTCGGGCTCAATACGTGCAGTGCACGGCGGCAGGTCGGCGTGCTCGCGGGCGACGTGTGTGTCGAGTTGGTTGGCAGGCGGCGCGGCGGCGCAGTGCGGGCACGCTTCGGGGATCTCGGGCCCGCTCATCGGCTGCTCCATGCGGCGTGGATGTGAACGTCGTAGGTGACGGGCCCGTGCGGGGCGAGCATCAGGAACGCGAACAGCAACCCCAGGCCGTGGCAGATGACGGTCACGACGCGCCCTCGCTCTCGGCTCGGGTGAGCACGCGCTCCGGCTTGCCGCTGCGATTGATGCTGAGGGCCATGCGGGGCTGGAGCGTTCGGGTCGGCAGTGCCCGTCCTGACTTCTGCCAGCGGCGGAAGGCAAGCAGCATTCGCTGTCGGGGTTCCGGACAGTGGCACCACGGGGTGTGGCCGCGCCGGTAGTGGCGAGAGCGGAGCCGCATCTGCTTGCGGTAGCGGGCATTCACGAGCCCGCCTCGTGGATGCGCTTGGACTCGGCCCACAGGTCCCGGAGGATCTCTTTCATGACGAGTCGCATGGCGCGGGCGTGCTGGTGCCCGGCGCTGAGCTGCGTACCGGTTTCGGCTGGCTTCCCGGCGGGGCCGCAGCGACGGCAGGGCGCGGCGTGTAGGGCACCGTCGTACTTCTTCCGGCCGTCGTCGTAGACCGCGCGGTACGGAGAGCGGGCCTGCTTAATGCAGGACTCAGCGATGAGGTAGGCGCGAGTCTTGGCCGTGGTGGACCAGTTGGCGCGTTGACCTCGGGCACGAGTGGGGGCGACCCCGGCGGCGCATGGCTGGGCTGCGGTAGTCGTTTGGCCGGGGTCGCCCTGCTTGCCCCCGCCGCCGCCTTCACCATGGGTATCGAGCGACGACTGGGCGGCGGGGAGTACGTGGAGGCCGCAGTACGCCCACAGTTCAGAGACGAGGCGCGGCCGATCGTGGAGCGTGTTCCAGTACGGGTCGCCGACCGCGGCGAGGAGTCGGGCGCCTTGCTTCTCGCCGACGCCGACGGTCCCCTTCACCCACGGGCCGAGCGGGTGCTTACGGACGGCGCGCTGAAGGTTGAGCGTCGACTGGTGTTCCAGCTTGCCGAGCGCGTTTACGACGTCGGCGAGGGCGGCGACTTGGGGCTGTTCGAGGGTGAGGCCGAAGCCGCGCTCTTCACCGTCAGAGTCAGCCTCGTCGCGGGTGAGCTGGCGGAGGCGATTCTCGTTGGCGATGCGGGTGCGCTCGATGTCATCGAGGGCGTCAGCGAGAAGGGCGAGGAGCGGGGCGTTGGAGTCGGTCCACGGATTGGACGCCAGCACCGGCGGCTCCGCCATGGGATTCGCTGTCATGATGGCCGGTGCTGGCGGGTTGTGCTCCCCGACGGCGAAGTCTGCCTGGATGCCGTCTTCATCATGGCCGTCGGGGAAATCTGGCCCAACCGACGCGGCTCGTGTGGGCGTCGAGGCAACTCTGGTCGGCTGGGAGTTCTGCTCCCCGACGGCAGGCAGGTCATGGGGACCGTCTTCCGTCTGGCCGTCGGGGAAGTCTGCGGCACCAGCAGCAGCGCAAGGCAGGTGGGCGCCGCGAATCGTATGGCCGCTGCCGGTGCCAGTCTTGAGGTCGGTGGGGGTCACGCCGCCGCACCCCCCACGGAAGCGAGTACGGCCTCCGGAAGATCACGAACCCTGTCCACGCCATGCGAGCGCACGAGTTCAGCCAGACCCTCCAGCCGCTCCGCAGCCGCCGAGGTGCGCGCCGCCTGCTCCCGCCGCTGCGTCGCCGCGAACATCAAGTCAGCGAACCCGCAGTCCCCGAGGAACTTCCAGTCGTCGTCCCCTGAGCCCACGCAATAGCGGTCCTCCAGCCACTTCGGAGCAGCAGCACGGATCGCCGCCACCTTCGCCGACCGCGCAGACTGGCGGGCCGGAGGAGGCACGTGCTTGATCACAGGACGCGGGGCCGGGCCGGGCGTCTCGGCCATCACCTGCGGCTGCGAGTGAAGTGTGAGGCGGGGTGCAGACGCGACGGGCGGCGTAGTCAGTACAGCCGGTGAAGGCAGCGCCACTGCGTGCTTGTTGCGACGTTCGCGGATCTCCTCGCGGACCATGCTCGCCAGCACCTGGCCAAGCGCGGGGCGAAGGTCTTCGTCAGCGATCCGGGCAAGGATCTCGTCCGCCAAGGCGTGAGGGTCAGTCAATTCGCTTGATGCGAGGACGTCCCTGACGAGTCGGCGAAGGCTGAAGTCACTCATGCCTACTCCTGTGCGAGTTGCCTGTGCGGATTGGTGAAGCTGCTCAGACGGCAGGGACCCAACCCGCACAGGTCAAAATGCCCCTGCCGTCAGCCTCTGAGCCAAGGCCGATCGAATCGTAGCCTACGAACTGAAGGCATCGAGGGGGTCTGAGGCTACGATTCAAAGGTAAGTGCTCGCCAGGGAGGAACCCGCATGGCCACAGGACCCCAGCGTTACCCGGGCGCCAGCACAGGCGCCGCCTGGTATCAGGACACCTACGGCGGCACCGCGATGGAGGTCAACGTCGTCGTCCTCCACACCACCGAGGGCCGGACCCTCCCCGACTACGACGGCGGCGCGCTGGCACCGAACCTCACCGCGGTACCAGACTTCGCGGCGAAGAAGCTCCGCTGGTTCCAGCACTTCGACATCGACCGCTCCAGCCGCGCCCTGGTGAACCTCGCGGGCGGGGTGGAGACGAACACCCTCAACGTCTGCCAGGTCGAGCTTGTTGGCACCTGCGACCCGGCCACCCACAAGAAGTGGACGGCGGCCGGGCAGCAGCACGTCTACTGGCCGGAGGCCCCGGACTGGGCGCTCGCTGGCGTGGCTGACTTCCTGCGTTGGCTGCATGCCGAGCACGGGGTGCCGCTGTCCGGGCCGGCGAAGTGGCCGGCGTATCCCGGCTCTTACGGCAAGAGCAACGGGGCCCGGATGACGGCCGAGCAGTGGCTCGCCTTCAAGGGGGTCTGCGGTCACCTCCACGTGGTCGAGAACGAGCACGGCGATCCGGGCGCCATCGATTTCCCCAAGTTGATCGCCCTCGCGAAGGGCTCGACTGTCCCCGAGGAGGACGACGTGGCGCTCACGGACGCCGACATCACGAAGATCGCAACACGGGTGTTGACGCTGGACGGCGTCATCGACAACCCCAACCCGGCGACCGCGCCGGGCAATCCGTTCATCTCGCTGGAGACCGCGGTCCGCAACATCGAGACCATCGGCCGGCGCACGGAGGCGACGCTCACGGCGCAGGTGGGTGCGCTGTCGGCGGCGTTGGCGAAGCTCGCGGAGGGCGGCGGGCTGGATGCCGGGGAGATTCAGGCTGCGGCGGAGGCCGGGGCTCAGGCTGCGCTCGACCGTCTCGGCGACGCACTCACGAAGGAGAACTGACCCATGGCCGAGCGGCACCCCGGGACCACCCACCTGCTGCGCTACTTCGAGTACGACCACCTGCCCGAGCGTCTCCAGTGGCACAGCATCCCGTTCCACGGTCTCGCCCACGAGATTGTGGATCACCTGCCTGACGGGCCCGAGCTGACTGCCGGACTCCGCAAGCTCCTTGAGGCCAAGGACTGCATCGTCCGGGCCGCCCTCGACACCATCCAGAAGGAGTCCTGATCATGACCGTGAATCTCGACAAGGCGTACTGGCTGGGCCTGCTCGTGTCCGTCGTCCTGCCGGTGCTGGTCGGGCTGGTGACGACGAGAGTGACGTCGCCGGGCGTGAAGGCCGTGCTGCTGCTCGCACTGTCCACGGCGAACGGGTTCCTCGTGGAGTACGCGGCGCCGGGCCCGGGCTACGACGTCGGCACCGCCGCGGTCCTCGCGCTCGTCGCGTTCGGTACCGGTGTGCTGAGCCACTTCGGGTTCTGGAAGCCGGTCGGCGTGTCCGGCAAGGCGCAGGACAGCTTGGTGACGTCGGGGACGCACGCCGCCACCGGCCAGTAGGGAGGCCCGTTGGACTCCACCACCCTCGGCGCGGTCCTCGCGTGTGTCGGTGTTCTGTCCGGCTCGGTGGTGGCGTTCATCGGCAAGCGCGGCGAGTCGAAGAACTCGCTCACCGATCAGCTTCAGGAGGAGCTGACGTCGGAGCGGGCGGAGCGTAAGGCCGCGCAGGTTGAGGTCGAGGTGTTGCATCAGCGTCGGCGCGAGGATCTGGTTCGGATCACGCACCTTGAGATAGAGATCATTCGACTCGGAGGAACCCCACCCCCATGACCCGTGCGGAGCGGACGATCGTGCAGCACTGGCGCGGCCTCGCGACGGTGTGCGCGATCGTCGCTCTGTTTGGGATCGCGTTCATCCTGTGGCATCGGATCGACACGTCGGACCGGAACTACAGGGATGCGGTGGCGGAGGCGGATCGGCGCGGGGATGCGGTGTCGACGCTGGCCGGTGATGTGCGGGCGTTGAGGGCGCAGGTGAAGGCGGCGGGGAAGACACCGGTCGCGCCTGACCCGTCGAAGGCGGTGGAGGGGTTGCCGGACCGGGCGCAGGTGCCGGTGCCGATCCCGGGCCAGCGCGGGGAGACAGGGCCCAAGGGTGAGCGTGGCGAGCCGGGCGCGTCCGGCGAACCGGGAGCGGACGGAAGCCCCGGGGCGAGCGGTGCGCCTGGCGTGCCGGGGGCTGATGGCGCACAGGGCCCGCAGGGTGTTCAGGGGGAGCGCGGCGAGAAGGGCGACACGGGGGAACAAGGCCCGAGGGGAGAGCCGGGCCCGGACTGTCCGGATGGCTATCACCTGGAGGCTCCGTCGTGGGATCCGGACGCGTTGGTGTGCCGTCGGGATGGTGCGCCGCAGCCGGACGAGCCGGGCACCGGCGGGGCGCGGGCGGCTGGGGCGTTGGACCCTCGCCGCATCCAGTACGCGTAGGCTGGTGTGTGATGGAGCACCGCCTGCCCGATCAGCGGGTGGTCCAAGGGCGCCCGCGCGAACCCCGTGCTCCCGGGCTGGGTTGAACCCTGGGCGCCCGCCAAACCCACCCCGTCCCTTGTGGGCGGGGTTTCTCTATCTGGCATGCTGAGGACACGGCATCCGGGTGCGACGCCCGGTGCGGGACACCAGTCCTAGGTGCACTGTCCTGCGAAGAGCCCACCTTCCGGCCGGAGGACCGGGACTCTTGTGCCGCCCTTTGATGTCCCGGTCGGTCCTGCCGCTCTCCCGCAAAGTGGTGCACCCGGCAGAGTGCCCCGGGATGCGGTATCCGTGAGGACCGTGGCGGCCGGGCGGGGTACCCAACGCCCGGCCGATCAGCCCCCGGCTGTGGCATCCTGGTCGCGGCAACGCCCGTCTGCTTGCGGGAAACCCAGGCACCCGGTTGGCTCCGGTGGATAGCCGGGCGGGCCACTGGCAGTGCGGCGTCCCGGGGACGTCGTCCGATCGGCTGCCGCGCACCGGAGTCGCGACCCGGCGCATCGCCTTCCGCCCGTTCTCTTCGTTGAGGACGGGCGGTCGTGCGTGCGACGGCAGGAAACCTTGCGCGAGTCCGCAAAGTAACGTCCTGACCTGGGTTTTCACGGGCCTCCGTAAGAACCTACGCCGCCTCGACGATCTTGGCCCGTACCGCCGCCGCCCACTCCTCGATGAGCCGCTCGTACTCGGCCCGATCCTCCCCGTACAACCAGCCCCCGGCCCGGGTGACGAGCTGACGGATGTCCTCGTTCACGACCGCAGCAGAGCGCGGCAGGCCAGGGGCCGAAGAGGAGGGGGACATGCCCCCAATTCTAGTGACCCAGACGCCCGACCACTCACGCCGTACCAGCCACGATCCGCCGCACCCCCGCCAGCGCGTGCCCCCACGGATACGCCTTCGGGTCACCCTGCTTTGGCGGATGCGACTCATACCCGTCCGGCCCGTCGAGAACCAGGACGCCTTGCTCCCGCAGCGCCGCCACCGACCGGGCCACCGCGGGTTGCGCACCCTGCGCCCGGTTGAAGTACGGCATCGCCACCACCGGCACACCCATGTGCACAGCCTCCGACGGCAGACCGATCGCAAGCGTGTCACTGATGCCGGAGCCCCACTTGTTCAGCGTCGTGCACGACATCGGCGCCACCAGCATCGCCGTCGCCTTCGGCAACTGGTCCTTCTCCCACGGCAGCTTGTACTGCGACCGCACCGGATACCCGGTCAGGTCGACCAGCTCGCGCATGCGCGGCTCCCACCAACGCGCCGCCGACGGCGTCAAGATGAGGCACACCTCCCACCCGTCGGCCTGCGCGGCGCGCACGCCATCGTCGACGTACTGGGTGGGGCCCGCGGCGCAGGCGATGAGATACAGGACTCGAGTCATGCCTGGAGTCCACAACGCTCAGCCAGCGCACGCAACTCACCTGAAGGCACAGGCGTCGCACCCACCACGTCCTTCACGAGATTCACCGTGTCCGGCCTGCCACACACATCCTCCGGCGCCAGCCGCTCGGCCTCCAACAACGCCGTCGCAGCATCGTCCTTACGCCGCGTCAAGAGCGAAGCGCGTGCCATCCCAACCAGATGCCCCGCTTGCCGCTCCCGCGACAAACCGGCGAGCGCGTCCGCCTCGAGACTGTCCGCGGCCTCGAGCGCCGACCAGCCGTCCTCGAACCGGATCAGCATGTCCACCCGGTGCAGCACCACGTTCGTCGGCCCGAACTGGGTGTAGTCCTCGTCCATGTCCGCGCCCTGCCGGTCGGCGACCTCGCCGGCCTCGTCGACGTAGTTCGTCGCTGCGTGAACGCGGGCGGTGGTGCGCTCCTGCGACGACGCGGCCAGCGCGGCGGACAGGTACAGCATCCCCAGCGTGGACAACCCGAGCGGCCCCTGCTCGACGAGGCCATCCTCGAGGCGCCGCGCGGCGGTGGTCGCGAACTCGACAGCGGCTTCGGGGCGTTGCTGGTAGACGAGGCTCTTGGCGACCCGGCGTGCGGCGGCACCGATCTGGACGGGGTCGCCGGAGCGTTCGGCGGCGACGAGGGCACGGTCCGCGGCGAGGGCGGCCTGGATCGCCGTGGCTGGCCCGTACTTGTGCAGGTACGAGGTGACGAGCTGGTACACGCGGGAGAGCAGGGCGTGCGCCTCGCACTCCGCGGTGGCCGGCGCGGCGTGTGCGGCCTGCCCGGCGCCGATGATGAGGGCGGGCAACTCGCGGGCGAGGGTGGTGTAGTGGCAGGCCTGGAACGCCTCGCAGCAGTAGGTGAGCCGTCTGCGCAGTATGGACAGGGCGGGCGGGTCGGTGTCGGGTGCCGGGCTGTAGAGGGCGTCGATGACGGCGAGGGCTTCGGCGGGGGGCCTGCTGCCCGCAGAGGGTGCGGGCGGGCTGTCGGTCAAGAGGTGCTCCAGGGGGACGCGCAGTACGTCGGCCGCGCGCACGAGCACTGACAGGCGCGGGTCCTGTTGCCGCTTGCCGCCCTCGAGGTCCTGTACCCAGCGTTTCGTCTGCCCCATGAGGCGGCCGAAGTCGGTCTGCGTGAGCGCCCGCCGGTCCCGCCAGTAGGCGATACGTCGGCCGATGCCTGAAGTGTCCACGTGCGCCCCCGGTACAAGGCACGCACTTTGCGTGCCCTCTTCTGTTGTACCGCGTTCTACGGTCCCCATGTGAGACGGATCACCACACGCGGGGAGGCATGAGCATGCAGACGTGCACCGACGAGGACGTCCAGCACGCACTCAGCCTGCTCGACGTCCCCGAACTCGACGGCCTCACCGACGACCAGACACGCGGCTCCTCATGCGTCTGGTGTCACGAGGATCTGGATGCTGCGGCCGTGGACCTCGGCGAGCGCATGTCGGCACTGTCCGGCAGCAGCTCGCCGATGCGCTGGTTCCCGCGCGCCGACAGCGCCTGCGTCTACGTCCACGCCATGCGCGCCATGCACGATCACGTCCCCGGCTGCCGTCAATGCGCCCGCAGGGAGACGCTCGACCAGTGCGCGGCAGGCCGGGGACTGCGACGCCTGATGCGGGACCACCGCTCATGATCTGCGTGCGCTGCGACAGGGGGATCCTGCCCGCCGAGAAGGCCGTGAAGGTCGACAAGTTCTCCACCTCGGGCGCCGGGATCATCGGCCACGTGCACGAGCGATGCCCGCGGCCCGGACCGTATGGCGATCCGATACCCGCCGAAGCGCCCTCCTCGCCGCGACGGTGAGCGCCGCCGGTTGCCGTCCCCACGGACGGCGGCGGGTCAGCGGACGAGGTCGGCGAGCGGGGTGTTGAGGGCGTCGGAGATGAGGAGGAGGTCGACGAGGTCGGGCGGGGTCTGTGCGGTCTCGTACCGGTGGATGGTTTTGTGGTCGCGGCCGATGCGTTCGCCGAGCTGGATCTGGGAGAGGTGGCGTTCGCGGCGTTTGGCGCGGATGCGTTCTCCGATTTCCCGGCGGCGGGCTTGTACCCAGTCGGGCATCGGGTCGAGTGGCACTCGGCCACAGTGGAACGATCATGGTTCGGAGTCTTTACCAGCAGTGGTAAATCTTGGAATCTGGGGCACACGGTAGATATATGCATCTAGCATTGACCAGAACTGAACAGCGAGTCACCAGAGCACACCCCGTGTGACCGGAGTGCAGAAACGCACCCCGCACACGCACTCGCGCCCCCGCGCACGCTCGCCTGAGATGGAAGAGCCCACCCCCCTCAACAGCCCGGCCGCGCCCAGAACCCGCGCGCGCCGGACGGCCGCCCGCCTGCCGCAGGTTCACGCCCAGCGTGAGCACCCCCCTACGTGCAGGCGGGCGGTCCGAACAGACTCCTCCACTCGGTGCGCAATTCATACACAAAGTCTTCAAATTCTCGAAAGCACCTGCCCGTGACATGTGCCAGATGCGATCGTTAGATCAGATGGCTAGGGCGGGGGTGGTCCTACCCTCCAGGTGGAGCCCCCGCCCTGGTCCGAAGCGCCGACACACGAAAGGCCCCCGCGGACCTGAAGCCGCGGGGGCCTTTCGTTGCAACCAGGGTGGGAGAGTGGGAGACGAATGGGAGATGATCAAGTCCAGAGGGCTAGATCGACCTCTAGCATCCTCCAGAATTCTCTATCCTCCGATAGCGGAAACTGGAGGCCGGACCTTCCGGTCACCCCGCCGATTCGGCCGCGTGAGGGCTCAGTACACCCGCGCTGACCAGGGCAATAACCACTACCCCGAGCGCGATGCGGTACCAGACGAACGGCATGAAGCTCTTGGTCGAGATGAACTTCATGAACAACGTCACGACAGTGAAGCCATAGCCGCCTTGACCTGCGAACTCATCCACCCAGCAAGATCAACTGGGAGTTGAGTGGGAGATTGGGGCGGCTCCCACCCCTCTGGGAGCGTCACCACGAACCGCTGCCAACGACCCTGCAGCGACTCCATGATGCGCTCCTCCATCGCCGGTGTCACGTTCGCATACAGGCCCTCGACGCCAGCCAACTCATGCCCCATCCGCGTCTCCACCGCGATCCGGCTGTGCCCGTCCTCGTCGAGCCACTCCTTGTGTCCGTGCCGGGTGAGGTACTGCCGCTTGCCCGCCCACCCCGGCACCGCCGGGATCTCCGGCAGCGGCCGCCACGTCCCGCCACGGCCGCCGCCCTTCTGCCGCGGCACCGACGCCTCACGCCCGTCAGCGATCGGACGCCAGTAGTGGTAGGTGAAGTTCGCGTTGGCCAGTTCGCCGCCATTGATTGACGGAAACACCCACTCGGACTCGTGGCTCGCGAGCAGCATCTCCAGCAGCTCCGCCAGGAACGGCGGCACCACCAGCGTCCGCCTGCTCTCGTACTTCGGCGGGAACAGCTTCAACTTGCCGTCCTCCCGCTGGTGCTGCCACTCGACACGGAGGGCTGGCATCGGCTCGTCGCCGGCGTACCGCTCGACGTCCTCCTCGTAGCGCACCTCTTCGTCCGGGTCGTGGCGTGGGTCGGAGGCGGGCCACAGGGGATGGCAGTACTCGCGTCGCAGAGCGTAGGCCTCCGCCGGACGCAGCCCGGTACACGCCATCGTCAGGACGTACACGTACCCGGGCAGCCCCCAGAAGGTGAGCGCGTTGCACGCGAGCTGGTGCACGTCCTCCATGCGCATGGGGCGTTTCCGCTCGCGCTTCTCCTTGGTGTATCTGCCGCGCTTGCGTTGCTTCGGCACGGGCGATGCCTGTCGCAAGCCGTCATCGACGGCGTCGTCCATCATCATCGAGAAGACAAGGAGGATCTCCCGCCGGTACCGGTCACCGATGTTCGGCTGGTCCTTCAGCCACAACTCCCAGGCCCGGTAGGCGGACGGCTTGATGTCAGCCACGGCGAGGTCACGCCAGCGGGGCTCGATGTAGAGGCGGATGTACGACTCGATGTTCCGCCGGCGGAGGTGGCCCACGTCGAGGCTCTGTTGCCAGGTCCGGCAGTACTCGGTCATGAGGATCGCGCCGTCGCGGCGGCTGGTGTACCGGTCGTTGCGGATGTCGGACTCGCGGTCTAGGCCGTAGGCGACGGCGTCGTCGCGGCTGTCGAACCCGCCTTGGCTGTCGTAGAGCCAGCGTCCCGTTTCGGGATGCTTCTTCCCCGTGTTCCAGCGGACCCGCCATTTGTTTCCCCGCTGTTCGGGGTAGGGCATGCGTCATCCCCCCAGATGAATCACGTGAGTTGAGCGGATGCGCCGGCAGGCACCCCAGCCGCCGGCCTCCGCGTGCTGCCTGCCTACTGTGCCGTGCCGACCGGGCAGCCGCGGCACTTTCGGCAGTCAATCCCCTGACCGTGCATCAGTCTCCTTACCCGCTCCTGAATAGCGGGGTCGGTGGCCGCTGCTGGGGCCAGGATGCAGACGATCTCGTCGTTCTCTTCCAGGACATGTGCTTCGAAGCCTGGTCTGTCGAACTCCACAACCGTCGCCATACAGGTCCCCCTTGTGTTGCGGCGGAGAACCCTCCAGGTGGACGGCCAGAGTTACATGGGGAACGCATGGGTGGGAGGGGGTTGTTGAAGGATTGTCAGTATCGGAAGGTCACGATCTGATTACGGCCGAATGGTTGTGCTGTATCCCTCGGTAACTCACTTGGATTTCAGCACTCCGCGCTCCCGCAGCTCCCTGAACAGCTCTTCTTTCATGGCCCGAGCTTCACTCATCGTGAGATGCGGCATCGTCAGTTGCGCCGACTTGTCAAAGGCCCGGTCCATTTCCTCTTCCAGATGATCGGAATTGGCAACGTCGCGGATCTGCCCGCCCTCGATCAACTCGGTGCCGTCTTCGAGGATGATCGAATCGGCCTCTCCGGCGGCGACGGCCCGACAGGCGCCGGCCCGGATCTGGAAGCCGACCTCCACCTTGGCGTACGTCTGGTCGCTGACGCGCTGAGGGGCTACGCCTCGCGTGCCCTCGATCTTCCGGTACGTCATGTGCGAGATCCCGCACGCCTCAGCCGCGGCTTCCTTGCTCGGGATGCCCAGAGCTACTCGCCGCTGGGTGATCAGTGCGGCGAGTTTTTGCAGGTGGCGGGCGGCGTCACCACTGGTGTTGGCCATGCGCCACATGATGACAGCTACCTCTAGTTGCCGCTATGGCCAGCGGGTTGCATGACCCGTTCTTAACGCGACGCGCCCTGATCGCGACCACTCGACTAGAGGAAACTAGAGGAATCTCGAAGTTACTCAGTAGTACCTATAGAAACCTCTAGCGCAAGCCGCTACCTTCTTCTCATGCAAGACGAACCCCCAGCCACCTACCAGGTGGACGGGGCGGAAATCCGCACCCGCCGCATCGAGCTCGGCCTCAGCCAAGCCGCCGTCGCCCGCACAGCCCGCATCAGCAGGCCGTACCTCAGCCAGCTCGAAGCAGGCGAACGGAACACGGTGCGGACCCCCACATACGCGCGGCTCTGCTTCGCCCTGCGCCTCCTCCTCGCCCCAACCGAGGAGCACCACAGAAAGGACCCCGATGCCCGCCACGAAGGCACCCCCCGCCCCCACCCAGAACACCCCGGCTGAACCCGTCCTCGGCAACTTCTACGACGTCTCCCAGGCCGCCATACGCCTCGGCCTCCGCGAGCCCGGAGACCCCTCGAAGAAGGGCGAGAAGTGGCTCCGCGACGGCTTCAACCGCCCCGCCGACGGCACCAAGGGCCGCCCCTTCCCCGGCCGCTACATGGCCGGACGCCTCAAGTTCACCGAGGCCGACCTCGCCGCGATCGCACAGATCGCGCTGGAGGAGAGCGCCGCCCGGCAGAAGCCGAAGCCGTCGACCGGCCGGCCGCGCCGCCGCAGGACGCCGGCCCTCGCCACCCCCTGATCGAAGAACGGGCCCGCCCCGGATGCCCCCGGTGACGAGCCCAAGCCCACTGAAGCACGAAGCAAGGAGTGGACATGAAGAATCCTACCGATCTCCCCGGGCGCAGCGTCCTCGTGATGACGCTGCCGAAGAAGCATCTGTCGTCCGCGGAGGCCGCGGTTGCGCGGCGCCGGAACGAGACGGCGTACGAGACGACGGTCGCGGAGAAGGGGCTGCCCGAGGCGCACATCGCCTGGGAGGCGTTGCCGGATCGGGTGTTGGTGACGGCGACAGACATGAACGTTCTCGCGGACTGGCTGTTCGTGATGGGCGGTCCGGTGACGCTGACGGTTCTGCCGTGGGGTCAGACGGTGTGGACGCTGCACACGAAGACGTGGTCGGACTCGCCGAAGGTGCCGTCCGTGCCGGTGCATGTGTCGGTGACGGTGGGGTCGGACGAGCCGGTGATGGATGAGGTTCGTCTGGCGGTGCGGCGATGAGCGAGCCGATCACGAACGTCGAGGACGCGGTCGCGGAGTTGGGTGCGCTGCCCGTACCGCAGGGCCCGGGCTTCGAGGTGCCGGATGGTGAGCACTACGCGGTGGTGCATCACGACTACCGCCTCTCGCACGACCTGCCCGAGTCGGGCGGTGCCGGATGAACCACATCCACACGCACACGCTCGCGGAGTGGCTGGCGATGGTGTCCCTCGCCGTGTCGGGCGCCGCCTCCTTCTCTGTCCCGTACTTCGTGTTCGTTGACGCGGACCTCGCGGACTTCGACCCGCGACCGGCTGTACGCCGGATCGGTGCCGTCGCGGCCTCCGCCTCCTGTGCCGTGCGCTGCGTCGCGTGGGACGTGAGCCGGTCTGAGGCCGTGCACCTGCTGCTGCGCGAGTGGGACAACGCCCGCCACGCATTCCGTGAAGCCGCCCGGGATGCGGCCGCTCTTCTCCTGCTCCTCACCACCCGCCCGAAGGGGGCACTCTCGTGAACCGCATCCGCCTCATCTGGCACCGCCTGACCCGCCGCCCCGCCATCACCCACCCCATGCGGATCTACACCCGCCGCATCCCCGACGGCCTCAACCTCGACTTCGAGGACTACTTCACCTACGTGATCGAGACGATCGCCGACGACGAGGAATGCCTCGGCCTCCTGCTGGAGATCGTCGACGACCGGGCCAACTCCCGTGAGCACGACGGATGGGAGCCGGACAGGCTTCTCGTCGAGCAGCTCGCCGGGCGGGTCGGGCACGAGATCCCGTTCCGTGGGAAGGCGCTGGCTGCGCTGGCGGACCGGTTGCGGGCGGGGGTTCCGGCGGGGTCGGTGTCGGTTCCGGCGCAGCGCCAGGCGGGTGCGGCATGAGCGAGATCGTCGTCCGTCCGGCGCGCGAGGCGCTCCTCGCCGCGCTCACCGGTAACCCCGTCGACCAGGCGACCGCACTGCGCCTGCTCGCCGATTACGACGCACAGCAGGCGGCGGACACCGCGCAGCGTCTTCTCCGCGAGCGGATGAGGGGCGAGTTCGCGGGGCGGGCGATCTTCCGCGACGGCATCACCTTCGCTGCCCGCCGGGTCTCCGAGTACGCCGCCGAGGCTCTCGCGTCCATCGCCCACCAGCCGAAGACCGGGTCGGGTGAGGGCCGGTGAGTTTGCGTCTCGCCGTGCACTGGACGGCCACCACCCTGACCGCCGCCATCACGTCCATCGCCGCCGCACTCCCCTTCACCGGGGGCGCCGCCTCCGCCGTCGGCACGGTCGCCGCGGCGGGGGTGTGCCTGATCGGCATCGCCTGCACCCCCACCCGGAAGGACCGCCCGTGACCACCACCGCGCAGGCCGGGGCACAGGCCCCGGCCGCCGGCCCCACGGGGCTGAAGAAGCACACCAACGGCCGCGGCCACTGGTACACCCTCGACGGCCGCAAAGTCGACGGCGTCACCACTCTCCTCAAGGACGGCATCCCGAAGCCAGCGCTCGTCGGCTGGGCAGCGAAGTCCGTCGCCGAGTTCGTCGTCGACAACCGTCAAGGCGTCCTCGACATGTGGGACACCCTCGGCCGCGACGCCATGGTCTACGAGCTCAAGGGCACGCCCTACGCCCAGCGCGACGCGGCCGCCGCCCGCGGCACCGAGATCCACAAGTACGCCGAGCAACTCGCTGCTGGCGCCGAAGTCGAGGTCCCCGACGAGATCGCCCCATACGTCGAGGCAGCTGCCCGCTGGTTCGACGAATGGCAGCCGAAGACCCTGCTCGTCGAGCGACCCGTCGCCTCCCGCAGGTGGTGGTACGCGGGCACCTTCGACAACGTCTGCGAGACCCCTGACGGGGTGCGTTGGATGGTCGACTGGAAGTCCGGCCGCTCCGGGATCTGGGGCGAGGCCGCGTTGCAGGCCGCCGCGTACACGCACGCCGAGTTCTACGTCGACGCCGACGGCAACGAGCAGCCGATGGCCGGCCTGCACATCACCCGCGGACTCGGCATCCACCTGAAGGCCGACGGCACCTACGCCGCCCACGAACTCGACGTGTCGGCCGACGCATTCCAGCACTTCAATCGGGCCGCGTGGATGGCCCGCAACAACAAGGACCTGAAGGCGCGGCTCGTCTCCGACGCCCTGCCTACGCCCGTCTGGGGGGACAACGCATGACCGAGATCCAGCAGTACGAAGCACCCGCCGCCCCGGCCGTCGCCGAGCCCGCCATGGACGGCGCCGCCCGGCCGCGCACCCGGGACCTGGTGGCGTGGGCGGACGAGGCGCGCGCGGCGAACGCGATCGCCCAGTCGCTGGCGCAGACATCGTTCGTGCCGCAGCAGTTCCGCGGCAAGCCCGGCGAGGTGACCGCCGCGATCCTCACCGGCAACGAGATGGGCCTGTCCCCGATGGCGTCGCTGCGCGCCTTCGACCTGATCCAGGGCACGCCCGCGATGCGGGCGAACGCGATGCGCGGCGTCGTGCAGTCGCGCGGTCACGAGATCTGGGAGGAGAAGGTCACACCGACCGAGGCGGTCGTGTGCGGGCAGCGGCAGGGCTCGGACAAGGTGCACCGCTCGAAGTGGACGATCGAGCGGGCCCGCGGTCTGAACCTCCTCGGCAAGGACAACTGGAAGAAGCAGCCGCAGGCCATGCTCCTGGCGCGGGCCACGGCCGAGGTGTGCCGGATGACGGCGTCGGACGTGCTGTACGGCGTGCCGTACTCCTCGGAGGAGCTCACCGACCTGGAACCCGAGAAGGGCACGGGGAAACGGAAGGTGCAGCGGCGCGTCCTGGAGTCGGTGCCTACGCCGGACCCTGACTTCCCTGAGCCCACCCCGGGGGAGGCTGCCTCTGGCGACGAGGCGGGCGCCGAAGACGAGGGGCAGTCGGAGGACGGCGGCGAGTCGGGCCAGCCTGAGAGCGACGCCTGGGGCGAGCAGGATGGCATGTGGCCGGCCGCCGCGCAGCCCGGAACGGGGGCCCGCGCATGAGGCTCCCGTTCGTCTCCCGCGCTGCTTTCGCTGACGTGTGCGCCGAGCATGACCGGCTCGTCAAGGACAACGCCCGACTCCGCGCGGAGCGGGACCAGTTCGCCGACGACCGGGACATCCACAAGGGCAACGCCATCCGGGCCACCCGCGAACTCGCCGAAGCCCGCGCCACGATCCGCCGCCTCACCGGCCGCATCGACGAACTCGTCCGCCGCGACGCCGAGGCCGCCGACACCGAGCAGGTCGCGGAACTGCGACGGCAACTCGCCCACGTCCAGGCCCGGCATGACGACGCGGTCGGCCTGAACGATCCCGCGATCGAACTGGCTGGGGCCCGCGCCAAGCACGACCGGCTGAACGCGCCGAAGGAGGACGCGTCGTGAGCGACTACCTGACTGCCCTCACTGGTGCGGGCACGACCGTCGCGGTCGGCGTGACCTACATCGCCCGCACCTTCCGGGGGACACCGGTCGCCCCGGCCCGGCATCGGGCGTCGGGCCGGCTGCCGTCGGAGGTGGACCTGATCGGGCCGCCGTCCGTGTACACGGCGGTGGACCCGGAGGCGGACACGCACGCGTTCGGGGTGCTGCGGACGGGGTTCGGCTGGTGTGAGTCGTGCCGGTCGACGACGGCTGGTGTGGTCACGCGGAACGGCTTCCGGTGCGGCGAGTTCGCCACCCACCCGGCAGGCGGTGCGTGATGACGGACGCCATCCTCGCCCAGCGCGTCCTCATGGCAGGCGCCGGTCTCGCTCTCCTCTTCCTCGCCGGCCTGCTCATCTCCGCCGGATTCTTCGCGGTGATGTGGGTGGTCGACCGCTACCGGCGAGTGGACACCGACGACGCGCATGACGTCGGCCCGGACGCGCTGCTTCTGCTGCGCGACGTCGACGACCACCTCGACTGCCATGCCCTGTTCGCCCCTGACCTCGCGGACGTGTTCGGGCCTGGCGCTGTGAAGCCCGCTGCGGAACTGCTGGAGGAGAAGTGACCACCCTGTTCCACCCCGAGACCCCGGCCGCCGCGGCGGCCGGGGTCCGGCCCCGCCTCTACCGCGTCGCCGGCCTCGACATCAGCCTCACCGGCACCGGCATCGCCACCCTCGGCGGCACCACCCGCGTCCCCACCAAAGGCCGCCGCAAAGACACCATCCTCGAGCGCCACGCACGCATGCGGCACATCACCAACACCGTCCTCGAGGAAGTCGGCACCGTCGACCTCGCCTGCATCGAAGGCCCCGTCGGCTTCGCCACACCCGGCGGATCCACGTGGGACCGCGGCGGCCTGTGGTGGCGGATCGTCGGCGCCCTGCTCGAGCGTGACATCCCCGTCGCCGTCATCTCACCCACTGCTCGAGCGAAGTACGCCACCGGCAACGGCGGCTCGAGGAAGACCGCGGTCCTCGAGGCTGCGCAGCGCCGGTACGGGGCGATCCTCGAGACCGACGACGAAGCGGACGCTCTGGTGCTGCGGGCCATGGGTTTGCACTGGCTCGGCCAGCCGCTGGCGGAGGTTCCGGACGGGCATCGTGCGGCGCTGGCCGGCTGCCAGTGGCCCGACCGCGAGCAGGTGACCCGATGATGCCCGGACCCCGCGGCGTGTCCCGCGCCGAGATCATCGCCCTCCTCCAAGAGGGCCACTCCAACAAAGAGATCGCCCGTCGGCTCCACACCAACCCCAAGCGCGTCGCCACCCTCCGCACCGGCCTCGGCCTCCCTCGCACTTCGCGAGCGCAGGCCATCACCGTCGAACAGAAGTGGGCCACCTACACCCGGCCCACCGATGACGGGCACACCGAGTGGACCGGCTACCGGCGCGCCGGCATGACCCCGATGTTCATGCTGCACGGCGTCAACTACTCCGCCCGCCGAGTCGCATTCGTGATGCGGCACGGGCGGGAGCCGGAGGGCCGGGTGCGGCCCGGCTGTGGCCGGTCGTGGTGTGTGGCGCCGGCGTGCGCCACGGACGCGAGGCTGCGCCGCGCGGACGCCGCGTTCCGGGCCATCTTCGGGCGGGCGGCGTGAGTGGCTACACGGGGCAGACCCCCGACACCCTCACCCGCGCCCACGACTGGGTGAAGCGGGCCGCCTGCAAGGGCCTGTCCGACCTCATGCACCCGGACAACGACGAGCGGGAGATCGCTGCTGCCAAGGCGATCTGCGCCCGCTGCTACGTGGCTCGCGAGTGCTTCTGGGACGCGGTCGCGACCGGCGATATGCAGCACGGGATCCGGGGCGGGCTGCGGCCGAATGAGCGGCGCAGTGTCGTCGAGGAGTTGGAGCGGCGGAGGACCGGACGGGCGGTGACCGCGTCGTGAGCAGCCGCAGCCCGGAGCCGTGCCACGCGACCCGCGGCGAGCACACGGGTGAGCTCCGCTTCTACGTCAGCGGCTGGGCGTGCGATGCGCATGCGCCGTGGGCGTTGCGGGGGTTGCCTGCGCCGGTTCCGGGGGCGGGGGTTCCGGCGTCCGCGGTGACCGGCAAGACCACCTGACCTGACGGCCGCGCCTTCGGAGCCCCCACTCCGGCGGCCGCCACCCCGGCCCGGGCCGTGCACCTTCCCCCAGAGCACGGCCCGGGCCAACCCACCCAGCCACACCAGACAGGAGGACCCGATGCCCGCACAACAACCCACCCTCGACGGCACGATCCCCGACCTCGACTACCACGGCTGGATCGACACCATCCGCCCCGCCTTCGTCACCGCGGCCCGCACCGGCCAGGAGTTCACCACCTACGCCGTCGCCAAGGCCGCCGACCTCCCCGACCCCCCGAACAGCAGGTCCGATTGGGGCAACGCGATGCAGCTGTTCGTCCGCGACGGACTCATCGAGCACTGCGGCTGGGACCGCTCCGGCCGTCCGACCGCCGAGAAGTCGGCCGTGGCGGTGTGGAGAGGGACACGCGCCGCGCAGGCCGGACGGATCGCCTAACCGGACGCAACGAAAGGAGGCAGGCCCATGGCCAACCCCGTTCACGTCGTCGCCCTCGGCATCGACATTGACCTTGAGCTACCCGACCTCGGCCACCCCGCCCTCCCCGGCCTGTGGGATCGCCTCTACGCCGCTGGTCATGGCGTGCGCGTCGAAGACCGCGGACTCCAGTGCGCCGGCATCTGCCGGGACCAAGGCGTCGTGGCCTGGATGCACCTCCGCAAGCGGGCCACCGGACGCCGCGAAGCAGTCCACCAGCACGAGGAGGACAAGGCCCGCCACGTCGTCCATGAGAGCGACGAGCACAAGGCGTACAAGGAGCGCATCGTCCGCGTCGCCACCGCAGATGGCCACTGCGCCGACACCGAAGTCCGTGCGCCTGGCGGGCGCGTCATCACGGACGCACTCGTCGACGGGGCCGATGGGCTCCGCATCGGCTGGGAGATACAGCTCTCCTCGGCCGCCACCGACGGACCGCGGAGCGTCCGTGAGCGAGCCCGGAAGGCGGGGAACCGCGGCATCACTCCGGCCTGGCACACCGACCGCCGCGACTACGCGCAACGAAACGACACCGCATGGACCCGCAGCGACAAGCTCCCTGCCGAAGTCATCGCCAAGACCGGTGACCTCCGGGTGGTCAGCGGCTTCCGACTCCTCGACTTCTGGCGATGCGACACCACGGCCTTCCGCGCATGCCCGGTCAACGGGTGGGCACGACGGTGCGGCGGCACGCATACGACCCCGCGACCGAGGGACGTTCTGTTCGACGACCTCGTGCGGAAGACAGCCGCTGGACTCGTCGTCCCGCTGGAGTACCGCGACGGTTCGCGCACGCATCGCTTCTGGGTGCCGGTCGCGGACAGGGAGCGCTACCTCGATGTCACAGGCGGTCCGTTGGCGGCCGCCGATGCGGCTTCAGACTCGGTGCCCGGAGCCAGCGCGGCGGGCCCAACATGCCGGCCCCGAGTAGCTGCCGGATCGGGACTTGACGCTTCTGGTCGGCCGATCCCGCCGTGTCACATCTGCGGGGAGCCGGCCAGCCTGACGGGTCCGGAGGGCAAGCCAGAGCACTGGTCGTGCCGACGTGCCGAGGGGGCGGCGTGAGCGCGTCAGGACTCGGCGGCGTGCTTGGAGGCGGCGATGTCTCGTTGCTCTTTCCGCCACTTCGTGACCTCGCGCTTGATGTACATCCGCAGGTCGTCCGACCGGGAGATGCCCTTCGCGTCGCATGCCTGTTGGTACGCGCTCCAGTCGTCGTCGGAGACACGCACTACTCGGTTCGGCATGGGGTCGCGGGCTGCCATGGCAAAAGGCTAGCCGATCACCAGCGGGTTCGTCGAGACGGCGCATTGCGTTACAAGTGCGCCACGGTGGCAGAACGCATATGCAATCCACTACCGTCGAGGGTAGGATCTTCTACGCAGGAAGTGATCGAAAGGCCGCCCTGAACACGGGGCTTCTTCGACATGCCCTGACCAGCACGACCGAGAGAAGAGACCACGTGAGAATCCGGCGCAGCAGGCTGACAGGGGACTTCCTTCAAGTCCCCAACGCCACCGTGCGGGACGACCGGCTCAGCCACATGGCGCGCGGCATCCTCGCCGAACTCCTGAGCCGGCCCGACGGATGGGAAGCCACTGCCGACAGCATGTGGCAGGCCTCGGTCGCCAAGCACGGCAAGGACAGCCCCGGCCGTCGCGCCTTCCGTGCCGCCTTCGCCGAGCTCAAAGAGCACGGCTACCTCTCCGCCGGGAAAGACGCCCTCCCCGGCGGCCGGTACGGCACCGTCCTCACCCTCACCGACGTACCGCCCTGTGGTACGTCGGAGCGACCTGGGGAAACAGGCGAAACCGCAGGTCGCACCGACGTGCCACACGCTGGTACGTCGGAGGGCGGCTCCGACGTACCACCTGCCGGTACGTCGGCCCCACCAGGGGAAACAGCCGTTCCCGCAGGTCGCACCGACGTACCGCTTTCCGACGTACCACCGTGTGGCACGTCTAAAGAAGAAAACGGTGGGACGAACACGGGAAAGAAGAAGACTCTCTCTTCCGTCACTGGCGCCTCGCGAGACGACGCACACCTCACCGCCTTCGGCGCCTTCTGGTCCAACTACCCGAAGAAACGCGACCGCGAGGAAGCCAAGAAGGCCTGGATCGCCGCCATCGAACGCGGCGTAGAGCCCAAGCGCATGGTCGACGCCGCCCAGGCCTACGCCCGAGACCGCGCCGGCCAAGACCCCAAGTACACGAAGTACCCCGCCACTTGGCTCAACAAGGGCTGCTACGACGACGAACCCGACCCACAGCCCGGCCCCCAACTCCGAGCCGTCCCCGGCGGCTACCAGCCCTACCGCGACCCCGCCGACCAATCCATCTACGACAAGGACCTCTGATGCAGTACATCCCCCCCGCCAACCTCCGCGGCCACAACATCGAACCCCTCCTCGAAAGCCGCGGCCTCACCCTCGACTGGTTCACCACCCACGACTTCGACCCCCACCACCCCGCGAACGTCGCCCGCGTCACCTACAGCGAAACCGCCGGCCTCGTCCCGTACCACTACCGCACCGCCATCTCCTCGCTGCCCCAACTCCGAGTGTGGATCGACGACCTCGTCTCCACCGCCAAAGAGACCCAAGCCGAACGCGGAGCGCCGATCGCCGCCGTCAACACCGGCCCATCCCTGCTGCTCCTCGGCGCCGTCGGAGTCGGCAAAACCCACGAGGCCTACGGCGCCATGCGCGAACTCGCCGTCACCGGAGTCTCCGCCCGCTGGGCCGCCACCACCGCAGCCGACATGTACGCCGCCCTCCGCCCCCGCCACGGCGTCGACTCCGAAGCCGAGTTCCGCCGCTACCGCGACGCCCGCCTCCTCCTCATCGACGACCTCGGCGCCGAACGCAAGCCCACCGAGTTCACCGAAGAGATCAACTTCCGGCTCATCAACCACCGGTACGAACACCACCTCCCCACCCTGTTCACCTCCAACATCGACGCCGAAGAACTCCGCGCCCGCCTCGGCGACCGCGTCACCAGCCGCCTCCGCGAGATGTGCCAACGCGTCGCCATCAAGGGCAACGACCGCCGCCGCAGGGCCGCGTGACCACCACCGCACCCAAGCCCCACCCCCAACCCGACCCAGGAGCACACCGCGTGACGACCGAGACCGAGATGTGGGCACCCAGCGGGACCGCCACAAACGCCGGCCCGCACCTGCCCATGCGACCGTGCGACCTCGACGCCGAACGCATCCTCGTCGCCACCACGATCATGCGGCCCGCCACCGTCGACGAACTCGGCGCCGAAGGATTCGACCCCGCAGACATCACCACCGACTGGCTCCGCTGGACCTGGTACGCCATCGAAGAACTCCGCACCGAATTCCGCGACGGCGAACTCAAACACCTCGCCGTCCACAGGCTGTTGGAAACCTGGCACGCCGACGGCCGCATGCCCACCCGCGTCCCACCCGCAGACCAACTCATGGAACTCTGCAACCACGCCCACCCCGGCGCCGCCCCCTGGTACGCCCGCCGCGTCACCAAAAAGGCCGTCGCCGCCAGACTCGTCGCCCTCGGCCACGACGCCATCCTCAAAGGCAACTCCCCAGCCTTCGACGAAGACACCGACATCGCCGCCCTCCAAGCCGACCTCGACGGAGTCATCCGCACCACCGACGACACCGACCTCTCCCCAATCGGCGACCTCATCGGTGACAGCCTCATCCGCGCCGTCACCCCACCCACCCGCGAAGACCGCATCCCCACCGGCTTCGTCGACCTCGACAGCCTCCTCTCCGGCGGCTTCGCCCCCGGCCAGTTCGTCGTTATCGGCGCACGCCCCGCCATGGGCAAGACCACACTCGCCCAAGACTTCGCCCGCGCCGCCGCCATCACCTCCAAGATCCCCACCCTGTTCGAGTCGCTGGAGATGGCCAAGCCGGAACTCTCCGACCGCATCCTGTGCGCCGAAGCCCGCATCCCCCACCACCACCTCAAGCAAGGCGTCGTCAACGACACCGACATGGCCCGCGCCGCCCGGCGCGCTCCCTCCATCGCCGAAGCCCCGCTCTACATCAACGACGGCTCCCTGCTGTCACTGCCGCTGCTCCGCGGCCGAGTCCGCAACCTCGCCCGCACCGCCGGCCTCCGCCTCGTCATCGTCGACTACCTGCAACTCATGCAGGCCCCCCGCGCCGAGTCCCGGCAGCAGGCCGTCGCCGAACTCTCCCGCGGACTCAAGCTCCTGGCCCGCGACTTCAACATCACCGTCGTCGTCCTGTGCCAGCTCAACCGTGGCCCCGAACACCGCACAGAGAAGAAGCCCATGGTGTCCGACCTGCGCGAGTCGGGTGCGATC